CTAAACTTTTGGGGCAAAATTTGGGGCGAGATTAAACACCTCACTTAACACACTTTCCAAGTCCATGACTTCCGAAACCTCATCAGCACTGATTGGTTCTCCTAGCAAATGGATATCAATCAACTCGCCATCACGTCTGACTACCGTGATACTGTCTTTCGAAATTGTACCTTTGTCAATTTGTTGTTTTAAATAATTTAAGTCCATGATTTTCCTCCTAACTATATATTCGGAAAATGATTTATCAGTAATTAGACATCCGTATTTTCTTTTATCTTTTGTATAATCAATTCTTTTAATTCCTCTAAATCTTCAAGTGTCGCATGGTTTCGGATAAACCCTCTAGCAGTTGATCTCTTAGTTAAATAATTTCGATGCGCTCGATTTTCTTCATTCCACTTCTTCGTTGCTTTCTCTTGTGCAGTTTGTGTCATATTAGTCATCCTTACTAATCCATAGATAAACCAAAAAACAAAAGATAAATATTATTAAATATTTCATGGTTTTATTTCGATATGATATAATTTAAATAGGTAGCGGGGCTTTCGCCCCTTACCTATCAGAACCTTACTTAAACTTCCGTGGTAGTCGTTTTTGCTTTGGTTCTTTTTTTATTGCCTTAATCAGACTTGCTAGACCTGTTAAGAAAATTCCTAGCGAAGTTATCACTTCAGCAATGTCAGATATTTTCATATCTACTTCCTCCTTTCTTGATTATATTATAGTATATATACTATACAATGTCAACTGTTTTAATAAACTTTTTTTAAAAAATCCACAAAAAAAGCCTCGCAAATGCGAGGGGATTAAAATCGTAACCGTTTGTATAAGGTAAACAAACCATGCTCATCAACATCATCTACTAACTTCTCAAAGCCTCTTTTTTTATAAAATAAATCAAACATATGTTCTCGACACTCAAGCAATAGAAGTCGGCCTCCAATCAAACGTTGGACACGTTGGATTTCAGCGTAGCATTCATTCAATATAATCTCACCGCTAATTTCTTGATTTGAATAATCATCGGATCGCCCCAATTGCCCAATCAAAAAAGCTTGGTAAGATTTCAATTTATCCCTTCCTGGTACAGACCCAAGAAGTTTTTTCTTACGTGTCTTTGATAGCTCACTAATATCAATGGAAGTTTGTCCTATTGTGAAAAATGCCATAATTTTAAATTCACCTCTTTCAAAAGCTTCTTTATCAATGATTAGACTAGTTTTACCTAGATTAGTGTTATCATACATGATAGCTTTTGTTTGTAAGAAGGTTTCTAAATCTTTTTCACGTTTGCAATGAAAAGTATTAAAAAAAGGTGACAATTCCTTTTCGGTATAGCCACCTTCCAATAAATCGCCTAATGAAAAAATGATGTAATTTTTCACTTCCCAAAGACCTCTCTCATAGCTTCTCTGTAATGGTTCGGATGCTCGTACCTAGAGTTAAATTCCTTTGGTAGTGTGAGAGAAGTGTCACTCGCCATAAGATTAACAAATTTTTCAGATTTCGATTTTGGTAAACTAAAATTTTTGGTAAAACTTGTTGTAGCCATACTGCACCTCCTCAAGTAATATCTTACATATTTTTCAACTTATGTTTTAACATTAACACCTATATTTTCTTTTGTCAATTATTTTTTACGTTTTTATTAAAGACGCAACGAAACTACCGGCATAGCTATCGGTTTTCAAAAACAAAAAATCCCCCCGCAAATGCGAGGGTTGTCTTAATCACAGGAGCTTACTCCTTTTTTATTTTACATATCTGTAGCGTCAACTAAATATTTATCTTCGACCCATTGGTCAGACTGTGGGGCTCCGATACGAGCATAGCCATTTATTTTTTCGTATACTCTAACACGACTACCAGCTTTTAGCAACTCTTTTTCTTTGCCGTGGAAAGTCTCAACATAGTAGTCAATAGACATTGTTGCCTCATAGTAAGGCATATTTGATTTAGCAAGTCGAGCATTAACATCTAGTTCTTTTTCAAATTGAGATTTTGCTTGAGCAATTTGGTTACTTGCTGAAGCTGTTGTCTCTGTTTTGCCAGTGTAGCGGTATAGATAAAAATAAGGTTGACCGTTTGCTGACCAGATTACGTCATGATTATTGATAGTGATACCATTATATCCGTAATTACAGTGGATAATATTATCGGCGTCAACAAAGATCCCTGTATGACCTCCGCTGCCTGCTGAAAAACCACGTTTACCCCAGATGAAGATATCACCACGACGAGCATCTGCGCCATGACCGTCTGCAATTTTAGTATAACCATTTTTAATCAACCAATCGTGCTGCGCTTCCGTGTTGACTGCCCAGCCGTTGTCACTTGCTCCTGCACTTCGCAAAGCAAAATAAACAGCGCTAGAGCAATCGAAAGATGACGGACCATTTCTGTGGGCCATGGAATAAGTCACTTTACCAGCTCGTGCTGACATCCAGGCAATAGCTGTTTCGGTATCAATAGACATAGTAACCTCCTATTTAGGCTCACGATAAGACATAGCTCGTGAACTATCTGATAACCCTGTGGTTGTTGGGTCTGGCAACACGTTGATGATATTTACAACTGTAAATCCAACTACAAATGGGTTGCTAACGGCTTTGACGACCAAATCAAAGACCGCTTGCCAAGTGGTCAAATCCTGCGCCTCTAAGCCAAAATAAGTCAAAATCGGCACAAAAATAGCGAGAAGAAATCTCGCTAAAAATGTTTTATTCGACTTGTTAAAACGTACTTTCCAGTTAATGCCCATCTCAATAGCCTCCTTTTTGTAAGGTTTTAATGTTTTCGGTGTTGACAATGACGTCATCTTCCACCTTGCCAATCCGATCTTCGTGTTTTTCAAGCTGACGATGGATGTTCTGACGGTCTTTCTGCGAATCTTGCAATTCAAAGGTCAGTGTTGTGATAGTTTCTTGCAAACGTTTCATTGTATCGTCATTTTTCCGCATGGCATTTTGAAAGGGTTGTACGACCAGTTTGACCAATCCAGCAAGTGTTAAAAGAGCGCCTGCTACAGACGCAACTTGTAAAATATCAACTGTCATTCATACCTCCTTATTCGTCTGTCCCAAGCGTTGATGCTTCGACCAGTTCACGTACTTTCTCGCGGTACTTTTTAGGTACTTGCTCCAAAGTAATCCAGCCGAATTCGATTTGCATTGCAAAATAATTAATCATCATTGCGATTCCTCCTTGTAAAATATTAGTTAATTTCTGTTTCAGGCTCATCAGTAACAGCCTCCTCTTCCTCTGTCATGAGTGACGTAATCAATTCATTAACCGTTCCTGTCGTGACTTTTAGCAACTCTTCGACACGTTCGTACTGCTTATCTGATCGTTCGATAGCGTCGTCAATTTGCGCTATTTTATCCTTGACTTCAGCCACTGCTTCAACCGTTTTTTGGTTGGCATACTCTTGTACATACTTACCAGTAAACCAAGAAAGACCGAGTTGCAACAACTCAGCTTTTGACTTGTTCATAAAATCACCATCTAAAACAGCTGTAAAATTGACATTTAAGTCAGGATCAGTATCACGGACAACGACATGTGTTTTCCCATCGGTTAAATATGGCGTAAATACTTCTAAAGTCATTAGTCGTCTCCTTTCGTTGCATCATCTAGTAGTTGTTCCAGTTCTGCAATCCGAATGTCTTTTTCTTCGTTCTGTACTTGCAAAACTGTGTTATCGTAATTCAACTGTGCGATTTGATTTGCTAGTTTGATTGCTATTTTTTCGTGCATTCTATTCCTCCTATTTTTTTGCTAAACTTTTCCAGGCAACGTATAACTGTAGTTTTTTTCTGTTGTTTTGTTGTTATGCAAAATGCGCAAGTTATCGATGATTAGGTTGATTGTCTCTTTAAGACTTGAGTAGATGGTAGCATTTTTCCACAGCCACACATCTCCAACTTTCATCCTTGAAGAAACACGATGATTAACGTTGTGTGCATCAATTTCCAACTTGTTGGGTAAAGTGATGACATCCCAACCATCTGCCGAGTCATAAGCAGAACTAGTTAATCTGACAGTGTCACCAACGACATCAATCGTGTCAATGTTTGAACCGTTCCACGCTCGAATACCTACAAATCCACCATCATTTGAAGATTCTGTACCGTAACGGTTTGAACCAATAACGGTGACACCTGCTCGTCCTTTACCATCAACAGTACCAGTCGCTAACTTAACAAACTGTGTGGGATATCCAGGTAAGACACGTTTAATAGCAGGACTATCGCTATAAAACAGTAGCTCACCACTATTTAAATTAAATGATGTGTTACCATTAATCGCACTCAAAACACCACCACGTATATTTATCCCTGTAATCTGCCCACTCGTAATATTACTAGCGTTTAGATTAATGATATTTGCTTGTCTAGCGTCAATCGTCCCAATGTGTGCCGTGTTAATTTGGGCATTGCCAATCATAGCCGACCTGATAACACCATTGTCTATCAAAGTAGAGCCTGTGATGTGTGTCAAACGACCATCAATCCGGTTAGTACCATTAGCTAAGAGATTGATCTGATTAAGCACCGCACCATTACTTGTCAGATTTTTAACTGCCCAAGAGCCAGCAAGCTGTGACTGTACCGTACTAAGGCCACTCTCTGCATTTGTGACTCTACCGATTAATCCATTGGCTGTCATGGCAATAGCACCAATATTACCTTGCATGTCACCGATAGTGCGTGTGTGGGTATCAACGGTATCTCTGACAGAATTAAAAGCTGTAACGGTTGCAAGGTCTTCTGGGGCTGGAGACCAGTCGGTAGCTATAGTCCCGAATTCTATTTTGTAAGGTTCTCCATATTCAGTACCATCAAAAGATACGTCAAACATGGAAATTTCCGCACTAATTCGAATTAGCTTACTTGTTTTATTTGTATAAGGTCCATAGAGGTCTCTTTTGATAAAGTTTCCATCCACATCATATTGGTTAATGCGAATCCAGCCAGATTTAGTTGTAACGGTCCAGTCTTTTCGCTTACTTGCATCGATTCGATTTGTTGTAAAAATAGTATTCTCAACGATCAGATTACCATCATTGTTAATATAACCTTTTCGTATATTGTCTCTTAAAATATAATTTCTCCCCCCAATCTCCGTTGGGATCTTACTTTCCACACGGCTGATGGTTTGGGTAAAACTATCTGCTGTATTTTGGACAATATTTTGGACAGTCGATGTCGTCGCAAAATCCTTAGTGTCTATGAGCTGGTTGACTTGCGTGCTAGTTAACCGTTGTTCGATTTTCCCCGCTTGCGTACGGATTTCTGTCTCTGCAGACGATACACGTCCCAACAAGCTGTCATAGTCTCTTTGTGCAACCTTTGTCGACACTTCGCCAATTAACTGATTGATTTTGGTCTCAGAATTTGAGACCCTACCTTCAGCCGCTGTCACTTTTGTTGTTAACTGTCGCACACCGTCTGAGGTTGTCGTTACTGTTGTTTTGAGAGATGTTAATTCAGCGTCAACATCTTCAGGAGCGGGGGTCCAGTCGGTGGCTATTGCACCACGTTCGACCTTAATATCTTTGATAAAGACCTCGTCACCAACATTACCATAAACGTACAGCGACAATCTTAGTGACGCAACAATATTAAAGGTCTTTATATACCTTTTTGGCGTTTGGTTTAATGTTACTCTTTGATTTTCTGGGAGAGTATCATATGTCGAGGCAGAAAATCCTACACCATCTCTGCTAGCATATGCAGTATAACTCACGGTGATTGTTTCACCAGAATTTAGAGGACGATTAAAATCTTTGTATTTATAAACTCGTTTGTTTAACGTTCCTAGTAGCTGAAGCTTCATGTAGTCGTTTGTCAAAATTCGGCTTACTCCATCTTCTACCCAGTCCGTGATTCCTTTTCTGTAATCAGTATTGTCGATAAGATTGACACTACCAATCTCAGTAGGTATCTTACTTTCCAGGCTCGAAACTTCAGTCATCACTCTATCAGATAGTTGAGTGATACTTGTTTGATTCTGATTTATTTGTTGGTTTAGCGGATCTAGCTCACTATGACTAACTTTTTGACTGATAGCGTCGGCCTGGATTTTTAACTCACTCTCTGCGGCTGTTACACGACCTGATAAGCTATCAACGTCATCTTTTTTCGCTAACAGTTGGATACTATCTGACATCTCGTCAATACGAGCATTTGCATTACTTTCTACTATTCCAGATAATCTACCTGCTTCAGCGAAAGCGTCTGTTTTTGCTTTGTTTATGCTCTCTTGCAAGATTTGTCTTGCTGTGCTTAACTGATTTGTCAAACTGAGAGCATCAGCGCTAGCAGACTCCCCTATCCTTTTAGCTTCTTTCGCTAAGTCTTCTGCTGTACCAGCTTTTGCTAGGACATCGGCGATTTGTTGGTCTTGTAAGGCCTTAGCTTCGTCGTATGAGGTGTTGAAATCTTCAAATTGTTGGTCAATAGAGCGTTTGATACGGTCGGGGTCTTCAGTGTCGATTTTTAAAATCCATTGATTCCCGTCCCAAACGTACATCCGTTCGTATTGACCGTTTTTTTCAAACCAGATATCACCAATTTTATGTTCAACCCTATCATCAGGTTTTTCATACCAATTACGATTTCCTGAGGCGTTTGTGAGATAAGTTGGTAATTCCGTCTCGAACTGTTTTTGTTTATTCTCAAGTGCTTCAATTCGCCCACTGGTTGATTCAGACAGTTGGCTTCGTAGAGTTTGGCCAATCGTCCCCAAAGTCAGGCTGATGTACTCATCATTATAGACATCGTACACGGTTTTGACGACTTTTTCATTAGCACTTGTAATCCCGAATTTTGGATAGTACAAGGGTAAAATGTCGCACAATTCGACTTCTTCCATGACTTGCATATCAGCGTAGTCAAGGGTAGATGCCAAATCGACATACTTAACGTCAATTGTTGTTTTTGGTTTTCCGACCTCATTAGACTTAACATAGCTCATAGCTAAACTTCTGAGTTTTTCAACTGTCGGCTTATTTTTTTCGCTATCAAATTTTGTCGAAAAATCAACTTGTTTGATAATCCTACGTTGATAATCCCCGATAAACGGACCGTCAATGTAGATTTCGGGAAGCGTGGTTAAAACCTCTATGCTTTTCTCGTCTTCTTGTTGAGTGATTTTAGCAAAAGGTAGGATGCTATTGTAAGCTTCGCTATCATCATCATCTACTTCGATTTCTTGGATATTTCGCCCATACTCTAAAACAATAGGGGCTTTACGCCCCATTTGCTTATGTAATTTGACTAGTTGATTATCAAACTCGTACTCTCCGCCGTAAACATCCAAAATCGATCCCGAAACCCCACCTAGAGCCTCTCTAGCATTGGTCACTTTATCAATTGCCCAAGCGAAACTACCCGTCGTTGTAATATCGCTATCAATATCAAAAACAGTGTCGCTAACAAGATTGTTCTTCCATTGCGCTAAAGCTGTCCTAGCGTTAGCCTCACTAATGCTAATCGCTGATTTTAAAACAGCTCCTTCTAATCTAAAAGAAATGTGCTTAGCGTAGATTTCAATGTAGTCTGTGCTTTTTTTATTAGTTCTGACAACATCAAAGGTCTGCCACTTCGTACGAGGTCCTGCATCTGCTTTTAGTTGCATTTCTTTTTGTAGCTTATCAGCAAAAATACCATCATGAGGATATTTCATGTATAGTGAGTAATCACCGTTTCGTTCTCTGGTGACCTCGACACTCAAAGCGTCCGATATCTCTCCAAACCCAAAATCAACGTAAGTAGTTTCTGTTTTTGGATATAAAACAGGTTTCAAATTTTCACCCCCCAATTAGGCTGGCAAGTTATTGTAAAATTGCCAGTCCAAGAAATGATATTTTTTCCAACATCAAAAAACGGCATACTATGCGTTGCCGTCCTCACAATCTTATCCCAAGCAGATGATTGTCCGTAGTAGACCATGTTTTTTTCAGCATCTACAATTAAACTACCTTGTACATTTTTCAAACTGAGAGTCCTACCGTTAACGGAGATAGTCCCGTCCCCGTTACCAGCTATGTTAAAAATAGGTTTAGACGGGTAATTTCCCAAGTTCGTCAAAACCATTCCAGATGTTAAATTAACTTGTTTTTCTCCGTCTTTTCGGAATTTTATCGGATGTAATAAAAATGTTGCTTTTAGATTGCCAAAAACTTCTAGCACTTCTTCAACATCAAAGCCTTCCGCAAACGTTGCTAGATAATAATGTTCAGAGTCCCATGAGAATTCCAATCGTTGCCACCCTTTTACATTTAGCCATTCCGATACATTGTGGGCTATTTTATGTACGTTTCCTCTGGTTTTTATCTTCATAGGAATTTCTTGCTCAACGGGTTTCAGACGATGTTTATCTTTGAGTAAGACACCATCTCGACCTTCAATCTCGATTGTTTCGACATCGTAGGAAGTTGATTTGTACTTGATGTCAGTTGTAATAGCTAAATCAAAATCTGTTGATTTTTGACCGTTAAAAATAAAGTATGCTGTACTCAAATGTCACTCAACCTTCCTTTCTGTTGTTGGATATACCACGCAAACTCTTTAAACAAACGTTCCATGGATTCCCTATTATCAGACATACCGCCCGTTTGATTAACATTTAATGTATAGCTATCATTACTTGTATAATCCTTACGTTTCATCACGTTGATTAGCTCAGATAGCAATCCTGTTAATTGACTATCTGTTTGTGCTACGTTCGTTTCAATAGTTGCATTTTGAACATTACCGATTCTTTTCGCTAGAGTTGATATATTGGTATTTTCAAAACCAATACCATTAGCATAATGGGGAAATAATTGCTTGGTCTTACTAGCCTTTAAGACCTTAGAACCTCTCGGGAGGTTTAGCATGACATCTCGACCCTCTGGAATAAAGCTATGACCAGATGGTAAGGTGACCATTTCTCGATAAAGAGGGCCCTTTTGGTCATTAACCACTGAAAGTCCACCAGGATGGTAGTCAGTCCCTTTAGCAAAACCAAGGGCCTTACCAATTTGTCTAAAAATGGTTGTAATCGTAACCGTTTTGTCATGCACAGACGCAAGAGATAACTGTGCTAGTGAGACACCGTGACCAGTATTATCACTGGCGTATATTTTAGCTGGTGAATGTTGCTTAGGACTATTGACTGCTGTATTTGCTGAAGCAACTGGTCCAGCTGTATTATTTCGAGCAAACATTCCGATAGGACTGCGCTGTTTCGGACTATTTACTGATCTATTAGCTGAGGCACTAGCGTCGGCTGTCTTGTCCGACGCATTAATAGAGGCTGGATTAGATTGTTTAGGTTTATTAACTGATGCTTGTGCGCTAGCGCTCGGACCTGCTGTGTTATCTTTAGCAAATAAATTAGCTGGACTAAGCTGTTTGACATCATTGACTTTTTGACTTGCTAATTGTGTCGGCCCTGCTGTCTTGTCATGAGCTAAAATATCAAGCTCCTTGTTTTGCAAAAGAGCCATTGTAGCTTCTGCTTCTGCTTTAGCTTGTTGGGTTTTGTTATAACCTTTGATATCAATGTCTTTATCTTTTAGCAAATCAAGCGCTGCTTTGGCTGTTTCAGCTTTATCAGAAGTCAAATCTTTAGCTAATAATTTCTGTTCTTTTGGCGTTAAACTGTTCCAGTTTTCCAACACTTGCTTAGATACCTTAGCCTTGTTCTGGAAATCAGCGTCATTAGCTAAGATGTTCTTGACTTCTGGACTTAAGCCATTCCAGGTTTCAAGGCTTGTTTTGCTTTCTAAAATGGCTCGTAAGCCTTTTTCATTTTTAAAAATAAGGTCTTTAGCTTGTGGACTGAGACTTTCCCATTGGCCATTAGCGACAAGTGCTTCACCTATGGTCGTCTTAGCATTGGTTTCTAAGTTGGCGTTTTTGAGGATAAACTCCATATTTTTCCAACCGCCCTCAGCTTGCAAGGCCTTTTGAACTTCTTCCTTAGCGTTGGTTTTAACCTTACCGTTTTTATCATCATAAACGAGGCTATTCCACGATTGATTAGCGGCAAAAGCTTCATCACTCATGTCCAAAGTTGATTTTGCAACCATACCATTTGAGTCAACAATTTTTTTGGAATCTTCGATAGCCTTTGCTTTAAGTTTATCCAAACTCAAACCGTACTTATCCATCTTTTCAGCAATAGCACTCCAAACCAAGCTAGCAGATTGAGCGTTACCACCCATCGCTTTTAAAATGGATTCTTGCATTGCGACGTACTTAGCACCGTAACCTTCCATCTTTAATTGATGTTCGGTTTCCAAAGTATCTAATTTACTTAAGACTTCTTTGCGTGCTTCTGTTTCTTCTGCACCAAGATTTTTCAAAATGCTATTTAACTCTTTTTTCTTCGAGGTATAGCTTTTATGTTCTTGGTCCATCATGATTTCCATGTTCGCAATCGCTTGACGACGCTGTTCGCCATTAAGTTGTTCAAATTCTCCGTTTAAAGCAATTTGCAAGGCTTTGCGTTCCTTGCCAGAGAATTTCATCAGCTCTAATTGTTTATTAATAAGCTGATTCTGATTATTTAGGACAATCTCTTTTTCTACACCCGTCAAACGAGACATATCACCGTTGTGACGATTGTAGATATCAACAACCTCAGTTGTCATACGTTGAGCATTTTCGGTTATTTGCCCATAACTATCTTTAATGCCTTGGACAACGGTAGGGCTAAGTCCTAGTTTTTCTGCGACGTCAATTTTCTTATTCAAGGCTTCGTTGTTAAGCTTTTCGATGCTTTGCACTAATCCATCAAAGGATTGTTTGACAGCATCAACACTGCCAGCACCAGAATCAAAGTCTGTGATTGCTTTGTTTGTCTCATCGACCTTTTCCTTAAATTTAGTCAATTGCCAAGATTCGAGTTTAGTGACCTCAGTTCCCCATTGCTCTGTACGTTTTTTAGCCTCCTCGGTCTTATTAGCCCAGACCGCTAAACTAACTGCCATAGCTCCAGTTGCCAAAACGCCCCAAGTTAGAGGGTTACCGAGCAAACCAAGCGCACTACTCAAGCCAGCAACCTTGCCGGTTCCTGCGCCTGCAGCACCCGCTACTGAATCAATAGCAGATTTTCCTTTTATGAGATGCGAGAAACCTCCTGAGAGCTTTCCGAGCCCACTGCTGATTTTCCCGATATTTCTTGCAACAGATCCTATAGTGCTGACACCTTTCCCAAAGATGGATAAGGCTGGTCCTGCGGTTGCAGCAATCAAGCCCCATTTGATAATTTGTTGCTGTTGTTCTTTATCTAGCGAGCTAAACTGTTTAGCGAGATCAGCAATATTTTCGATAAGTGGCTCGCCAGCTTCCATGGCGTCAGTTAACGCCTCGGCCAGTGGCCCACCTAATTCAATAGCAACATCAGTCGCTTTATTCTTTAAGATTTGTAATTTAGATTGCGTTGTCTCATAGCGTTTTGCTGCCTCTTCACTTAAAGCGCTGTTTTCTTTCCACGCTTCAGTAGACATTTTTACTGCACCAGAAACTTTATCTGAAGCCAGTCCTAACGATTTCAGCATATTAGATTGTCTAATACCAGACATACCTAAATCATCTAAGACACTTGATGCACTCTCTCCTTCATCTCCGAGATTGCCAAGCCCCTTGATAAAGGCTTCGACAGCTTCGATTGGTTTTTCTTTCCACTTCGAAGAAAATTGCTCTGCGGTCATTCCCGCAATTTCGGCAAGTTTATTAAGTTTATCCCCACCGGCGTCAACTGCTGCGCCAATTTGCGTAAGCGTTTGGCTCATAGCAGTACCACCAGCCTCCGCTTCAATACCAACGGAGCTCATGGCAGTTGCCAATCCCAAGATTTCTGGGGCAGTTAATCCAGCTAATTTACCGGACGCTGCTAGACGATTGGTCATCTCAACAACATCTTTTTCTGTTGTCGCAAAGTTATTACCTAAAGCAACTACAGACGATCCAAAGCGCGAATAGTCAGCAGAAGTGAGGCCTAAAATGTTGCCGATTTTTGCTATGGCAGTTGCTGCTTCATCAGCCGACAAGTTAGTAGACTCACCCATGTCAATCATGGTTCTTGTAAAGCCTAAAATATCGTTCTGTTTAATCCCTAACTGACCAGCAGTTTCGGCAACGTGAGCGATCTCAGTAGCGCTAGCCGGTAATTCTTTAGACATTTGACGGATACCGTCTGATAATTTTCGGTAACCTGCTTCTGACGCGTCAACGGTTTTTCTAACTCCTGCAAAAGCAGATTCATAATCGACCGCTGCTTTAATAGCTAAACCTGCACCAGCTACAATTGGGGTTGTCAGACCTTTTGTAAGACTGCTACCTACCGATTGCGCTTTATCACCAACGGTTTGTAATTTCCCCCCGACTGTCTGTAGGCCATTTCCAAACTTCGTAAATACGCTGGACTGGATAGCAATCTCTTTACCTAAGCTATTGTATTTACTTTGTAATTCCGCCAATTTAGACACTGTCGCGGTCATCGCTGACTGAGAACCAAGCAACTGAGACTTTTCTTCGGCAGTAGCTTTATTGACATCACCGATTTTTGCCTTTAAATTGTTATAATGCGCAGTCTGTTTAGATAGTAACGATTGATATCCAGTCAAAGACCGCCCTGTTTGGTTATAGATAGCTCGTAAGCCATTAAGCTTATCTCCACCGCCTTTATAGCTTTTTTCAACCGCCTTTAAGGAGTTGTCCAAGCTCTTCATATGCGTTTTTAAATTTTTGGTACTGCTTATAAAAGGGGCAATATCAAGGGTTGCAGTTGCGACCAAATCACCTATATTGCTAGACATTTATCCTCCTCTCTAGCTAAATAAAAACGGAAATGCTTTATCAAGCGTTGTTTCAACTACTTTTTCTTTGGTAGTATTTTTAACTTCCATGGCTTCGACCATTAGTTCAATATCTGACAACTGCATTTTTTTGATGTCTAAAATGGTGTAGCCATTGTTCATCAAACTTTGTATCCATAAAAGCAAATTTTCTTTAGCTTCTTGCGGGGTTATTCCTTTTTTTCGTCACCCTCTTCATCTTCTTTTTTACCACCTAGCGCATCAATATAAAGATCGTTTAAAACCTCAAGCACCGCAACATTCGCTTGTTTTAAATCAGTGACTGTAAATTGACCGGCATACATATCTACAAACATTTGCAAATAAGCTTCGTTAACTTGTCGGTGCTTTTTAGGATTCACTATATCTTTTTCGTTTTCAAACAATGCTGTTTGTCGCACTTGATGTTCTACCGCTAAGAGATTATCTTCAACGTTGATAAAATCCTTTGAAAATTCCTTTTTTGTTCCACCGATTTTTAAAGTAATTGCGTACATATTCCACTCCTATTTAACAAAATAAAAAAGGGTAAGCTTATGCCTACCCTGACAAAGCCCTACCCAGCGGTTGGAAATACCATTTTCTTAAAGGCATTTAATTCAAATTCTGGATTATCTTCACGACCGATATAAAGGATATCGCCATCTTCGTCGTCACCACGGGCTACAAAGTTACCAGTGGTTGTATCAGATTTTGGATCGGGAGCGCCGTCTTTAGTTTGCATTTCCATGCCTGGCACTGTAAATTTACCTTTTAACATGCCAACCCAGATATATTTCCCATCGTCCATACGCGTACGGAAAATACATGCGATGTCGTTGGGTGTAAGGCTCTTATTGTACTTTTCAACTCCATTAGCGATTTCAATACCATAAAAATCTTTACGGGCATCGGAATTTAAATCTAGTGTTTCAATTTCTAGTTTTGCTTCTGTGATACCAGCAGACAATACTACATATGGTCCATCATCAGCAGCAACTGTCACAAGTTCGTTTGTCAACTCCAATTTAGCCGACTTCATTCCAGGGATTTTTTTAGTTTCAGCAACCGTATTTTCTGATGATACTTTGCCGTATTCAAATCCACTAAGTCCAAATTTCACTTTTCCCATTTTAGTTTTCCTCTTCATTTTCTAACCAATCAAAAAAGCGATATTTTCTTACGTTCATCAGCAAGTCAATATCACTATCTTTATATCTTGGATTTTCGTTTGCGGTGTACCATTCAAATCCACCACTGATTAACACTTGATCAAGACGTTCAACAATCTTTTCAGATTGTGAGGCCGTCTTGCACCAAAAATTGATTACAATTCGTTTTTCGATACATATAACACCATCATCAGCATAATTTTGCGGTCCCTCAAAAGTGCCATTAATTCGCATAAACGGTGCTAAATTAGCTTTCTTTAGATCCGTTGGCTTTTCCGGGATGTCATAGGTAAAAATACCTTGCTTAAACCCATTACCAAATTTCGAGCCCCTAAAACTATCAAAGAGCTTATTTAACTCTGTATCATTGCTTAATAATTTATAAGCATAGGTTTCAGCAATCATAAATCAAGTGCCTCTTTCACTTTTTTAGCGTAGATTACTTTGACTTTCGGGGTCATTTGATTGATGGTTTTTTCCTTAAAGTCCTGGCTTGGTTGATAGATTGTCCCGTCATCTGGATAACGTGACCGCCAACCTGTTTTAGCTCCATAGCCAATATTTTTAGAAATGATACCTTCGCTTCCACCTTTAAAACCACTAATCGCTGTGTTGTCCTTAAGGTGTTCTCCTGCTTCAAAGCCATAAACAGGGGTATTTACCTTCAACTGCTTTTCAAACGCTTCAGCGGCTTCTGTGACGGCTTCTCGTGCTACTTTAGGAGCCTTGACTTGTAGCTTGGTCAAGTTATTCAAGATTTCGTCTAGCCCTTTTGTCATGCTACTCTCGCCCCCTTTACCATAATCATTTCTTTGTTTGCATAATCAACCTCGATTGCTGTGATTTTATAATCGCGTCCTTCAAAATCAATATGCATGGAGTTGTCAAATGGTAATTTAGGCAGGTAGCGAATCAAAAAGATTTTAGTATCAGTGGATGTCACCATATTTTCAATGCTATCGGATTTACCTGTTTTTTCTCTAAAGTCTTTAACAGATGTTTTAGAGACTTCCGCCCAGCAAGTCCAGACATCTTCTCTGACACCTTCTAAGACTTCGCCATCATCATTTTGCCCACCGGTCAACGAAAAGAAGGTGATACGCTGATTCATCTTACGTGTTATCATCATTCTCACCTCGCAACCTTAATTGATGGATAATATTTAAAACACCGTTAGCTAGCGGATAGCGCATACTGTCCGCTGATAAACCACGGTGTTCGTACTCCTCTTTGACTTGTTTCATCAAAGCAAGTTTAAATTTAGAGTTATCCTTAAAGTCTTTAAAAGAGGCGTTTTCATCAATAGCAAAAAGCAACTGATCCCTCACTGCCTCCATAACCTCCAACAAGACTTCATCTTCAAAGTCATAATCAATTTTTGCATAGAGCTTTACGCTCTCTAAAAACTCATCCATAAAAGCACCTCCTAATTAATCAAGGCCAAAAGTTCTGATTTCGTCATTGATGTCGTATAAGAGATCCCTTGTTTATCTAGATAAGCTTTGATTTCCACAACTGTGTTTGCCTCCGTAGGAGCAACTACTGGCTCGCTACTAGGCTTCGCTGGGTGTAGTGTAGGTTACAAAATAACCAGCTTTTGCATCCGCTTTTGTAACACCAAAACGTACAACTGCTTGCAAATATTGCCCGTAAATTTCATTGTCAGCCCAACGTAGTCCAAGCTCTTTACGATCTACATAAAGGACCGCTCGTGAGATGTCACCGACAAAAGCTTTCGCATCTCCAGGTTCACCGAATACCTCATCAGAAACAACATAAACCGGATGACCAGCGAATACTTTTCCTGAAGGTGAAATAATAGAATCTTGAAGCATGTAACGACCTTCTTTATCTTTGACAGTATCCAAAGCATGATAGAAAGATTGTGAAACCACCAATGAAATGGTGTAAGCAGGATCAAGATCAACGTTTTGGATCGCTTTCAAATCATCTAAACTTGTTGCTTCTTTAGCTGTAAATGTTTTAAAAACTTCTGCGATAGCATGGTTAGTTGTGTTTAATTTGATTTGTTCTGCATTTTCAGCCACAATCCCCATCAAGTCAACATCTGCATCGTCAATAGACTCTTGAGACACTGGGATAGCTCCACGGTAAGTTGCCACTTCCCAAGATAAGCTATCAAACTCTGGTTTAGCAAGCGCTGGGTTTTTCTCCAATTCAGCAACTGACACCATTTTTGTATTAGCACGTTTTAAGATTGGATATTTACCAGAAGCTTTAGTTGCTTTGTGAATCGTTGTGTAACGTTTCAAATCAACGACTGTTTGCAACTCACGTTTAGGAACATAGCTGATTTCTTCAGACGTAATAGGGGTTGTTTCAGTCTTTTTGACACCGTCTTTTGTCGGTGTGATGTCGTTTAAAGGTACGAGGATTTCATCGCTGGTTTCCCCAAAACGTAGCCCCTCGTTAACGACTTTACCTTTCGAACGCAAGTAAGCTACAGCTTTTTCAAGATAGGTCATTTCTTCCATTTGCACTTTTTCTCCTCCTTCTCCTTCTGCACCGCCTGTATTTTCTGCTGACTTAAATAACTCCAAATCAGCTTTAGCAGTTGCAAGATTTTCTTTAGCGTTAGTAATTTCTTCTCTGACAGCTTTCGCACCCTCTAGATCGTCAGCCTCTAGCAGATTTTTCACATCGGCTGTTTTAGAGGCGATTTCGTCGTTATAATGAGCAATCGCTGACTCTAAATTCTTAATTTTTTCTTCAAACATGACGTTTCCTCCAAAAATAAAAGGGCCTATAGCCCCTTTAAGATTTCCTGTTTTTCTCGTTCTCGCTTGTTGATAAAGTAGTCATTGATAACTTCTTTTGGTAACAAGCCGTTGTTATTTGAGTTAATTGTTTCATAATCCATGACTTCGTCTGCAAAGCCTAACTCAATCGCTTCTTGAGCGGTTAAAAATGTTTCTTCTGACATCATAGTCATCAATTTTTCTCGCTCTAGACCGGTTTTGATTTCATAAGCATTTATAATAGCTTCATCACTAGCTTTTAAAACATTAGTCGCTTTTTCTAATTCCTCTGCATTACCAGAAACACGGCTAAATAATGCTCTGTGGATCATGATTTGAGCAACTGGTGACATCACAATGTTGTCAGCTCCCATAATGGCGACGGATGCGGCGGATGCGGCAATACCTGTTACTTCAGCAGTTACTTTTCCGCGATAACGTTTTAAAGTGTCATAGATTTCAGCACCAGCAGTTACTAAACCACCACCCGAGGACACTTCAAAGATAACGTCTGAACCATCATCGGGTAACTGTGCTTGCACTGATTTTGCGCTGACAGAATCAAGACCAAAATAATCATAGACTTCTTTTTCCATGTCACTCACCATCGGGCCCTTGAATTGGATTCTCTTCACTTTTCTCACCTCCCTTCACTGTTTGATACTCCTCTTTCTTATCCAAAAAGACATAATTTAGACTAGTCTGATACCTGTCCATATCCGGATTAGATGATGGTTGTTTGCCAAGTTCAACCAATCCCTGGTTAGGCGTTAGCAAGGTATTATTAACTAACTTGATAATCTCATCAACATTTCGTCCTGTGATACTTCTGGTATCAAAATCAAAATAATATCGTTTTCGCTCACGGTCGTTTAATACCTTAAGAGCTAACTCACTTGTGATAGCGTCGAAATAAAATGGTAAATCGTTAGTAACATAATCTTCCATCAATTGCGCTACAGACTGGTTGGGGCTATTAACACCCAATTTATAACTTGGCACTCGCAAAGCCTTAGCGATTTGCGCCGTTGTAAAGTTATTAGTAGAGATTAACTGTAAGACACTTGTATCAATTTCTAGCGGTGTGTACTCCTGCGTGTCGTCAAAAATAAGAGGGCTTCCACCGGTGGATCCCTCACGCATTTTCTCAAAGTCTAGACGCGCCCGTTTTCGGGCTTCACCGTTTAATTGCGCTCCTTTAAGCTTGATAATACCGCTCGAAAAGCCGTCTTTAAAGAATTTCTTAAGGGTATTAGTTCCGCCTTCTTGCATAGCCATCTCATCACCGAGCGATAATAGCGGTGACCGACCTAAAATGGTGTCATGACTAAAGAATTTCCAATGGATGACATCATCGGCCTTGCATTTGATCGATGTTCCTTTAAGACTATCAACAAATGTATAAATCAGTTCATGCTCTTTTGTTTCTTCTAAACTAGTTTCCGACGGCTTAAAGAATTGAAATTGTAAAGCCTTACCGGTTTTTGGATCACGTAAAATCCTTGAGTAGGCATTACCAGTCAAAATAGCATTTACGGCCATAGCGAATTTCCACGTCCTCGCCGAGGCGTTTTTAGTAGATTTGACATTAAGCAAATAATTGACAGTCTCATCACGAATAATGTCGCCATTTAAATCTTTTTTTAACAACGGGAACCTTGCAATGTCTCCAGCAACAATCGAAACAGCACCTAAAATGTCACTGTTTTTCAGAGCTGAAATACCAACGTATTGCTGTTCTGCATTCCCTGATAAAACAGAAGAAACATAATCATCATAAGATAGTTTTGATGATCCTAACGCTTGAAAAAAACTCATTGATTGTCTCACCTCCTTTCTAAACGAAGGCATAAAAAAAGCACCTCTAGGGTGCTAGGGGTATTTAGTTGACTTCCCACGCTGCATTAGCATAGTTTAGATAAAAATTATTTTCTGTTGGTGATCCAAAGACTTCTTTAAGTTTTATGCTTTGCCCAGGATTCAAAACATCAACACCCTCTGTGCTGACTCCTTCCAAATATGGAACCCATTTTCCTTGCTCTCCATCTTTTGTAATCAAATCAAAGCTAGTTAAATCAATAGATTTATCTGTTGTATTTTTAAATGTTGCATCAATGATAATCGGAATAAGTCCTGTGTAATCTTCATCGGAATAATCTGTGTTTAACTGCAAATTCTTGTCAACAGAAATTTTATCAACAGTTAGTTCCAAACCTACATTATCATACCCAGACTGCTCAAGGTCTTTTTCTGTAAATTTGTAAGTTTCTCCTACTGCTAAGTTTTTAACTTCTGGAGCAGAACTACTCTCTTCTACAATCATAGTTGATTCTACAGTTGATTTGGTGTCATTTGTTTCCTCTTTCTGCGAACAAGCTCCTAAGAGAAACAGCCCGCAAACAGACATTAAAACTAAACTTCTTTTCATAATGTCCTCCTTTTTGAGAACCATTATAAACGTTTTCACGACGTTCTGTCTAGATAAAATGCAAATAAAATTAATAAAACTCCTGTGACAGTTAATCCAATTTCAGGACTGATCCTAAACAATCCGTAAGACAACAGACTAAAACCGACAATCAGTAAGATTGTATGAATGTAATTTAATAACTTCATCAGAAAATACTCTCCGCTTTCATGATTTTTTCGTTTGTCCAGTAACCAGTGCCATCAAATGGCTCTAGGTAACATGCTGCGTAAGCATCTAACAGGGCATCTAGTGGATCAATTTTGTTACTGTTTTTATTCTTATCAATCCGCATACCGTTTTGATCTACTTTTGTAAATGCGTTATTAACGGCCATTGTCAGCAACTGATTACCACTATGCTTGATTTTCCCGAGTTTGACATCGTCTCTAAACTGCTTTGTTGGCATGTTAAGGACCATAGTCGTTTGTGGTATCTGCACCAGTGGCCACTCAGGGTGGCGTTTCTCAATCATGGTCAACATAGAGCCAAACTGATAAGGGTCAAAGTAAATTCCCTGCACTTCCCAATCATTGACGTATATCATCTCTTCCAGCTTTTCCATGACACGCTCATCATCAATAACACCACTCTCTAGTGTTGTTATCTCACACTCACCTTGTCGTTCCAAGTTAGTATAAGATACACCGTCACGTTTTTCTTTAGCAATCAAGCCGTATTTAGTCGCCACAAAACTAAAACTGTCCGCATACCAATAATCGTCCATCATAATCATAGGACTAATCGAAAATAAGTCACTAGCTCTACCAACGTCAACACCGATCCAGGCTCTACGCTTATGTGTATCTGGTTTATCAATTTTAGCCATAGCCCAACTGCTTTTATCCATGTAGGATTCCTCGCTTGATTGGCGCCACATGTTAAAATTTTTGACTAAAACTTTATTAACTTCACCAGTTTCTAGTGATGTTTTACGCCTTTTTCTGAGATAATCCATGATTTTATCATGTAAAGCTTCTACTTCTAAAATCGGATTGGATTTGATCCAGTTGACTTCATCAGCTATTTCTTGTTCATTCTCTTGCTCGGCTATATATGCAAAGTAAGTATCGTCTTCTATTTCACCGTCCAGCAAACGACCTGCATAACTGTATTCGATGGTATGCATAGGCACATTCAAGTCCAGACCGGCCGTTGAGATGATAAAAATAAAAGGATTATCTAACTGACCTTGGCCAGACTCTAAAAGCTCCAACATTTCATTGGTTTTAGATGCTGCATACTCATCCAAGACCCCAACATAAGGTTCAAATCCATCAACCGCACCAGTGTCACGGCTAAGTGCTCTAATGTAAGATTCGTCATGCAAATTCCGCAGTTCATCTCGGACAATTTTTGTGGCCTTTCTGATATCACCATCCTTACTTCTAAGAGCATCTAGCTGTTTTCTAGCCATGTCAAATGCGATTTTAGCCTGACTTCGGTCATTAGCAGTACAAAATAACTGACGACTCATTGATGGATTCTTACCAAACAAAAACTCATAAAGCAAAATACCAGCAATCAGAATTGTTTTTCCATTTTTACGAGCAACAGATACCATTGCTTTTCTAAATCGTCTGATGGTATGATCAGTCTTCTTACGCCAACCGTACAGACTAGAAACGATAAACTTCTGAAATTCTGCCAATGGATAAGGTTTGCCAGTTTTGACATCTGGTAAAATCTCCATAAAATCAATGATATTTTGGGCACGTTCTGGAATATAGATATAGTCAGACTTATCAATATTTTTTAGGTCATTTAGGTGTCTTAAACAAGCTTTATAGACCTTTTTGCTTGATAAAATGTCTCCATCAACTATCTTTTGAGCATAATAAAAAGCGGCATCTCTGTACCGCTCATCAACCGTCGAATAATCGTAAGTAATACAGACACGCCTCCTTTCTTCTACCCTCCAAACTTATCGAACAAAGATTCTTTTTTTCTTCCTGTTTCGGTATAAACATCTTCATACGACTGTCTACTGTTAGTCCTAATTGACTAGCAGCCTTTTGAATATTTGTCGTTGCTTTCTCCAGTGTTACGATTAGTGGATTCGCAACTAAGCCTTTATTCGCATCATCAACAAAATAACCTGTTTCATCTAACTTCTTAGCAGTCTCTTTGTAAATAGCATACCACGTACAATAGCTATCTAATAGCGCCCTATCGATATTTCTAACCGGTAGGGTTCTAAGATCATTGATGATCCGTTCGTACTCCGCCCGTGCTACTTGATTAAGGTGGCGTGGGGCTGTTTTTTGTAACTCTGTGAAACCGTCAGAAGCCTTGATTTCAATAGCTTTTCGCTCTTCTTTTTCTTTGTTTGTTAAATGCTTTTTATTGCTATCGACTACTTTTAATTTTCGCCCCATAATTACCTCCTTTACACTAAAATTGACACGAACAAAAAATTCAAAAAGGGAACTTTTTGCACGGAAAAGGGCGGCGTTCTTAGAATCCGAACGTTCCTACCCCCGATAAAAATTAGGTGGGGTATTTCCGAATAATCAACGTATCCCTGAGTCGTTACGTGTGTCTTTTAATAACTATATTTCTCACGCAATGCTTTAGCATCATTACACGCTTTACAGCTTGCCTGAAGGTTATCGATATCCAATCGCTTTGACCAATCTTGTTTAACACTAATGATATGATCAGTCATCGTTGCTTCTCCTCCACACATTGCACAAACATAATTAGCTTTAAGCAATACAATCTTACTTGTCTCTCTCCATGCTTTAGAATTGTAGAATCGTTTAACATCTCTATCATACTTCCAACGATTACGATTGTATGATTGATACTCTTCACTTCGACTATCATATTCAACCATCGTTCGCCTTCCGTTTGTTATTGTTAGCCGTTGTGGTTTCATTGTTTTGTTAATCGTTTGTATACTTCTTCAAACGTCTTCGGTTCTTTCATATTTCAACCTCCACTAAAAAATAAGTATTTTATGCGCATTATCTCTTGACATTATCCCTGTTTATACGTATAATATAAGTATAGAAAGTGAGGTAAGCAATATGCCAATGACCCCGAAGCAGATAATTAAATTGCTAAAAAAGAATGGGTTCTATGAAATTAGTCAAAACGGAAGTCATAAAAAACTTCGAGACGACAAAGGACATCAAGTGATTGTCCCAATGCACAACAAAGACCTTGCTAAAGGTCTTGAAGATGCCATATTAAAGCAGGCAGGTTTAAAATAATCTGCTTGCCAAATGGCATTGCTTATCTCAACAAAGGAGAATCATTATGTTACTATATCCAGCCATCTTTACACCAGACAATAAATACATTGTAGTCACATTTCCAGACGTCCCTGAGGCAATCACTCAAGGAAAGAATATCCAAGAAGCCTATGAAATGGCTGTCGAAGTCTTAGGTTTTGCTCTTGAGGATTACAAAGAATATCCGCAAGCAAGTTCTGTATCTGACTTAAAAGAACAATATCCTAATGCTGACGTTGCTTTAATCGGAATAGACATGCTTGCTTACATGCGCAAATACCACTCTAAAAAGATCCGTAAGAATGTTACTATTCCTGAATATCTTAACAATCTTGCTGAAGACAAAAACCTCAATTTTTCTCAAGTGTTAACTGAAGCGCTTGAACTTAAATTAAACGCATAAGAGCCACGCTGTGGTTCTTTTTTTACATAACAAAAAGCCACACGATTGTGTGACTGTATGCGATAAGTGGGTGCCTCCCCCACCAGAGCTTTATATAGCGCTACTTTATCTCTGTCCTACAGGTTAATCAGCCTAAATCTAATTACCGCCCTGTACCTCTATTGTGATAGCTACTCACAGAGATACAATGGGAACAGCCGGAATTGAACCAGCGACAAAACTATCTCGTGACCTAGGACTCTCAACGAAATAGAGGAGTCACTCATGTTCCCGAAGGAGAGTGTGGGATTTGAACCCACGGACCGCCAGTAGCGGCCACCCGCCTAGCAAACGGGCGCATTCGACCTGACTCTGCCAACTCTCCAAAAAAACTCTAACGCTGAGATTACACGTTTAATTGATTGTCTTTAGTGATCGTATGGTTTAATCACTTATCCACTAGAATTCCTTCCAGTAACAATCATGCACGGTTAGTTAGACTAACCACTCCTTACGTCACAAACTACTAAGCCGTTTTTCAATTATCAAAATCCCCGCTAAAGGACTAAGTTGCTTTACTCTTCGACCTTGCTATTATCCTTGCGAGACTCTAGCAGGTAGCCGGGCTACCGAAGTACACTTTCGTTTGCGACGGGCAATGACTTTCGCTTTATTCAATATTTTTTATATCATTCCAAAATATGTATATAAACCACATAGCTTGTGCTCGATGTATCGTAGACGTGCATTGCCTTGCGTTTCGTTTCCTTTTGAGAAACAAAATGCGCAACGCCTACTTATTGTCTTTGTGTTGGCAACACTCCGACTTATCAATTATCGATAGGTTATCCACCTACAAAACCTTGATATGCTACCCGCCCTTAGCGCGACCCTCGGACTGTGATAGCTTCTTCCTCTGACACATTCGCCTCACATACTACTGACGTAGCCCCTCACCGATTGGCTCTGGTAAAATGCTTTAGCTTCATATGCTGACACCTTTTAGATGTCATAAGGATTGGATTGCTTAGATTGACCATTGCTGGCGCTTCGATTGATACATCAGAATCAAAGCTTTCCTACGTCACCGCAGATTATCTGTGCTAAGCCACTAGCGAGTTCACCTACAGTTAAAGTTGTTCCCTTTTTACAAAGGCTTTATGTAAAGTTTGGTTCTTCTCGTTATTTCGATAATACTATAATACTACTTTGTTACTGACCGTGCACTGCCGTTTACTGACCTAAAACTGCATTTAACTGGTCAATTGCCTTACGTTTTACTGTATAATACTTACGTTCAGAATAATACTTTCCTATGCAATCGCTAGGATATTCTTCAATGCAGTAAGCTCTTGTTAACAATAATCCGAATTCCGGATCAAGCTTATTTAAGATATTAAGTATTTCTTCTTTGCGTCTCAACAACCTATTAACCTCTGCTATATTGTAATCTTTAGCGTCAATAATAGTTGCATTTTTATCTGTCTGAGATTGTCTTATACCGCCTGTCACTCGCATGTCCGACCACTGAGGAGACGAAAGCAAACTGGCTTGTGTACGTTCAATATCTAATTTTAACTCATAGATAATCTTAGGTATTATCTGTAATTCTTTCAACAATCTATGTGCCTCTGTTTGACCTTTACTCACCTTTGCCCTCCGTGGTATAATTATAGTGCGAATATAAATAAGGATTGGCTCGGGTGAGTCGGTCTTTTTTTGTGCAGGCAAATGCCTTGGATAATCACTGCGACCGATAACAGCTTTAGATTTGTTATTAAAGATGTTGGAGGATTCCTCTTTTCTTTATTTTAATTTCGGCCTAATACCAACTGGGCCATTGCAGACCCACGCTGTGCTTACGTTGGTTTAGATATGTAAGCCGATATGTCAATTTTAATCTTATCTCGTTCGGGCGAAACGTGAGGCTTAACTACATCACGTTTTTTCGCTTTTTTGACACGATTAACTTTCGCTGATAGACCAAGCGCGGCAATTTTATTAAGTACAGATTGCTCCGTACGATCCAACTCTTCAGCAATCTCTCCAGCACTCAGCTTGCCGGCATATTTTATAAGGTAAGTTACTTCTGTTTCTGACCACTTCCGCATTTTAAACACATCTCTAATGCCTGCCTCTTGATTAATTTGCGCTACTTTCGCGGGCGTAATACCAGTCTGATTTGCAATCTGCAGTTGTGTTAAGTCAGTATTTTTTAATAAATCAATCACTTTATCAGTTATCACATCTCATAATCCTTTCTATTCTAACTCCTCCACCGGTGAGCCTGGTAGAGACATCCAATAGATGACCTCGTCATCATAATTTTCAAACCCAACACCATTTGCACCGAAATCTTCCCAAGTATCAACTTCGACTTCCCCGTAGGAAAATACCAACACCCTCTCTCCAATATCTGGGGTATTACCGTCCCACATAAAATCACAGTTTGGATAAAGCTCTTTTTCCTCATCAGTTAGTGTTCGTTTTGTTAATTTATTCCATTTCATTCCTCAACCTCCACATAAATAAGTAAAGCAGAGTATTGTTCAATCACCATATTGTAACTATTGGTAGTGATAGTTGAGTTATATTTAATATCAATTAATTTAATTTTATTTTCAGCTAAAAAGTCATTCACTTCTGTTTCAATATCTCCATGGTACGTACTCATAAAAACTTTTATTTTTTCCATCACACCACCTCCTGCTTCTCAGCTCTCACAACCCAAACTCTACCACCACAAATCTTTTTCACCGACTTACCATCAAGTGCTTTTTTCATTTCGTTAATAGCTAAACTGCGTTTTTCAGTCCTCATTAGTCCACCTCCACAATATACTCTGCATTATGCGCACCATAATCATAAAAAATATGGTTGTCTTTCTGACGTTTTACGATGTACCACGATTTTATTCTTGATTTATTATCAATCAACATCATCATGTGTTTTTCAGCCTCTTCCAACGTTGAGAATTCACCTTGTTTCTTACGCTTACCATTAAGTATAAAGTACAATTTATACATGTTATTCCTCCAATGACTCATAACTAAACCTGAACATAATACCACTACCATCTTCTTTAACTAGCTTAGCTTCCATAAAATTGCTGTCGTCTTCTTTGAGCATTTTTAATATATCTTCCACTGTCATATTTAAAAAAGTGTCTGGTGTCATTTAGTTACCCTCCACTGGCTTAGCCCACTTCCAGGCTCATTCAAAATCTTCTTTTATTTCAGCTTCTGTGAGTTGACAGTCACTTCTTCCTTTCCAAAAGTCACCATCATTTGCCCCCATAGTTAATCCATTAGAGTGTTTACACAAATATCTATACTCATATAAACCATGAGGGTCAGGTATCTCAACTGTGTACAGCTTAGGTTTTTCTACCGTGTAGCCATATAGCCAAGCTCTGGCAAAAATATCTTGGTTTTCTTCATCTGACATCCAAGATATTAATTTTACCTTGTCTCTACTCCAATTTGCATAGTTATATGTATATATTTCATCAAAAGAAATAGTCCCCTTTAATGAACAAAAAGTTGCTTTTGAATACTCTACCCAATCAGCCACATACTGTGGTATCTCTGGTAACTCTTGTTTTTCTGGTTCTATTTTATCAACTACATAAAGTGCACTGCCTAGTTCTATATACTTTAAATCATCTGACGGTATTACAGTATTACCAGCTAAATTTTTAAGAAATTCCTTCGCTTTATGTTTATCCATCACTAAACCTCTTTCACAAATCCTTCCTTCCAAGCCCATTCAATTTGTTCCTTAATTTCTGACTCAGTTAGTTCAAATCGAATAATAGTGGCGTCATCCTTATTATAAAAGGAGTAATTACCATATTCTTTACTATAACCAATATCCCCATGGTAAACATTAGGAATATTGACATAGTACAGCTTTTCCTGCTCAATCTCATAGCCGAAGAACCAGGCACGGGCGAATGTTTCTTGGTTGGTATATGTAATTAACTCTCCCTCTCCTAATAACCACAAGTCTACTTTTGGTGGAAGCATTGGGTGCTCTAAGGCATCTCTCAATGAATATTCCCTATCCTTACATAGCTCAATCCAATCCGCCACAAACTTCGGCAAAATAACCTTCTGCGGTTCGTGGATTCGGGAGATGATGTCAATGACCGGACTTTTCTTGATTATGTCAATTTCAAATAGTCCCTCTTCAAGAGTAAATGTTTGTAATTTATTTATTTCCTCAATCGCTTCTTGTTTGTCCATTGTAAATCCTTTCTTCTTGCTTTCTCTCCTTTATAGGTGTATACTTGTATATACAAAGGAGGAGTTGTTATGAATCTCGTAAAAACTAGAAAAGTGGGTAACTCTGTAACCGTCACCTTACCAAAAGACCTAGGTGTTGATACTGGGCAAGAATTCCTAATCCAGAAAGGTGACAATGATATCATCATTTTAGTACCAAAAGTACCCAATCCATTCGACGGTAAAACCGATCTCACCATGAATGATGATTTTGAAGGGGTAAGATTACTTGATAATGAAATCTAACTACATCCCCACAAAGAAAGACATCATCTGGATTGATTTTGATCCATCAGTTGGTAAGGAAATCCAAAAGAGACGTCCTGCCCTTGTCGTATCAAGTGATAATTACAGCAAACAGACTGGCTTTGTCGCTGTCTGCCCAATCACTCACGGTCAGCAGAGATTAAAAGACAAGGGGTTACTGGTTGAAGTTAACTCTACAAAGGTAGATGGATATGTTAATCCTTTTCAACTCCATACCTTTGACTTTAGATCTCGTCGTGCTGAGAAAATCACCCAATTAGACGATTTTTCATTTGCCCAAGTGGTCCAACTTTACAATTTCATATTTGAGTAAGTCAGCAGTCGCTGGCTTTTTTTAACTGTACAGCCTCGTTTTCGACACCTAATTATCTTCCGTGGATAATTTATCCATTCGCAATAGTTGTGCCATTTTTCGTCCTATTCTGTCGGCGTTTCAGAGCTTAAACGTGATTTTAAGCGTTCCGCCATCTCTCGTTTTTGTTCATCAGACATTTTTCGTTTGTTTTTGACAAAAGGACTAACTGTAAAATCATCCAAATTTGATAAAGTAGCTCTGACAGAAATCACCCTTCCATTTTCTAATTCTTTATTAATCGATTCAAAGGCTTCTTCTGATTTCAAAATCTTCGTTATGTGTTTTCTGACGTTACTTTCAAATGTCCAATTATTGTCTTGTTCATCATATCGTATAACTGTTTCACGTTCTTCCAAACTATATGTCATATCAATTTGCTCCTCCTTTAAAAGTTTCTCTAGCAAAATCCCTAACTTGCAAATCTGACTGACTCATTATTTTTTTTATCAAAATTTATTATTGGATTTATCAAATCATTTATTAACGAGTGCTTTATAATGACACTATCAAACTCAATGCCCGCTAGCGGTATTTTTAAATCAAAACCATTTGCTATATACTCTAAATCGTAATCAGTGAGATATACTTCTAACGATGAATTTGTAGTTGTGATACCTTTAAATTCTCCCATCAATGTGCTCCCCTCTCCAAAATATATTGTGGAGCTAGGTCACCTTTATCTAGGAACTGACTCTCAGCACCTGTGATTAGAAACCTACCATAGCCTACTACTTCAATGTAAGTTTCTGTTTTATCTGAGATATACCCAACACCACCAAAGGCTTCTGGTAATTTTTCGACACGCTCGGAAAGGGCTTTATTTTGCTCTCTAAGCGTTTTGTTTTCATTCGTGGTAAATAGTGCCACCCATAGGCTTAAAAGCATAAGGGTAATTAAAATAGCATGAATAAGAGGTTTTAGGTTAAATGGTTTATGTGTTCGTCTCATTTTCATACTCCTCAATCTCAATCGTCACATCCTTGTCACGATAAATATGTTCTAACTTATGTCTGGCTACTCTCGCTTCAACATGCGAGTTAAACCAATGCGTTTCAAGGACAATATTTTTGCTGTCATATACTGTTACTGTGTAGTGCATGTTAATTCCTCTATTTCTACTTCAATTCTTGGATTTAAACTGTAGCGTTTTCTAGCGTTAATATCTGATACTTGTCCATCATCTTTAAAGACAAAGCCAGACCAACTATCAAGCAAAGCTTTGACATAATTATCCGTGTCAGGCTTTTTTGGTACTGGCAAAGTTTCTGCTTCCAGTGCTTGTCTGTTCTTCTTGAGCTTTGCAATATATTGCGGAGGATTGATGTAAAATGTTATATCCATCTTGTATGCTTTCTTGTCATCTACTGGATAAAGCAGAAATTCCTCTGCAATCAACCCGCTACAAGTTTCACGCCACTTCTTCATATCTTTATCTTCGTACGTTGTTGTATATTTCCCACGTCTAGCAAACCTTGGCCGTGATTGTGGTTTTGGTTCAATATTTAAAATTACTTTCATTCAAGTTCCTCGTCGTCATAACCAACACGTTCTGCCACATAACCATTTTTTGTGCGTTTTTGATAAGTCGGCAAGGCATAAAAAGAGATGGTTTGGGGTGCTACACCGATCATTTCAGCTAACTCATATTTAGTTCCTATACCCAAAAATTCATCACCTCTGTACAGAGCGTATAGCATTTTCTTCATAACCCTCCTAAAATGGCAAATCCGAGTCATCAATATCCATAGGATTTGAGTTGCTAAAGGTTTCGTTGTTTCTACTAAAATTTGGTGTCTGTTGTGATTGTTGTTGATTACTATTGCGACTGTCTAGCAAAGCAAAGTTTTCCGCAATTACTTCCGTCACATAAACACGCTGTCCCTGTTGATTTTCATAATTACGTGTCTGGATACGCCCTGTTATCCCAATCTGCGAGCCCTTTTTAGCGTAGTTAGCTAGCGTTTCTGCTCCCTTGCGCCAAATCACGCAGTTGATAAAATCTGCTTCACGCTCACCATTGTCATTCTTAAAAGCTCGATTGACTGCAAGCGTAAATGTTCCAACCGCTACGTTTGACGGTGTATATCTTAGTTCCATATCTTTTGTTAGTCGTCCGACTAGAGTTACGTTGTTAATCATGTTATTCCTCTTTTCCTTTTTGCAATCTTTCAATATAGCCACTAGCTTCTGTTACTTGGTCTTCTGTGATATCTTCGAGCTTATGGACTTTCAATTTCCCTAAAAACCAGCTAGTAATTACTGCAATATCTCTACCATTTTTATCTGCAACAGATTTAAGAGCTGCCTCATAACCAGTTGCAACTGCACCGCTAATTTTTTTAGGTGGTGATTTTCTAGGCTGTGTTTTAGATTTTTGAGACACTTGTTCTTGATATTCATCACTATCAGCATCTTTGGTATCATCTAGCAATAGCAATCCATTTAACGCATATTTTGTTGCGTATGAATTTGAAGATCCAGAAATTTGTGAGGGATCCATACCTTTTTTGTTTTCCGGCTCTCTTGCATACCCCTTAACTTCGACTTTATCGCCGGTTTCTACATCAACAAAGATAGCTCTCGCTTCCTCATAAACCCAACCATTACCTTTTTCGAGAATATTGATATCAACTAAAATAGTCGCCTTATGCTTAGTCAAAAGAGGTTTTACTGCTTCTTTTATATCTTCAGCACTTCGGTAATTATAATTACCAAAAGTATTACGTTGATTTTTAGGTGCTTTCAACTCCGATTGAACGTCTAATAATTTTTGATAAACTGTCATAACACTTCCTCAAACATTTCTGTCAACGCATCACTCAGATCGCTTGTTCGACGGACAAATTCATTTTTCTGTTCAAAAAGCGGTTGTACCGTCAACTCATCTACTTTTGTTTGCCATCTAGCTAAAACAACTTCAACAGCATCTTTAATTTCGTTTTCGATTTCATTTGTCCTTGCGCTGTCATAAAGAGTAATGTTGTTATACTGTGATCCGCCAAATGCTTCATACTGAATTTTGACTCCTAACTTGTTTTTATTGTCTATGTAAAATTGCATCTCGTTCACCTCTCTGGATAATCTCAATCACTTGATCAGCCGTCACCCCATTGACGACAATGACCGCTTCATCCTCGTCATAAGTCGTTGTCGCAATCTGTACCGCTGGAACAAGACCATGACGTGTGTATCGTTCAATATCTTTTACTGTGATGATATATTTAGGATTAACCCAAACATCGCCAATTTTGACTAAACCCATTTTTTCTTCTCCTCCGCGAACTTTTCGTGAAATTCCTCTAAGTCAATGTTTCTCAAAACAGTAATCATCTTGAGTGATGTTTTGATCTGCGCTTCGTATGCTCTAAGGCCTAGCTCCAATTCCTCTTGCGTCCGTGGAATAAAATAGCCATGATCGTCGTCTTTCAAAGCCACAATGGGAATTGCACGATTTTTAAGCCTCTCAATCCGTGACTCAATATTTCGTTTTTCTGTTTTAAAAGCCATTTCCAAGTCTGCTCTCGGAAGTGTGCGTTCTGATCCCAAAGGCAGCATAAGCAACATGTCTTTCTGGCTTGGTGCTAAATTGGTGAAATCAGTCTTTTTTGGCTCATAGACCACCTTCGTCTGATCAAACCAGTCAGCATCATCAGCTAGCTTTCTAGCCAGTGCTACTTCATCCAATGCCATCAGCTTTTCGATATGCGTATCATCAAACTTATATCGACCTTCTTCAAATAGAGCAATCATGGCTCGTTTATATTCTTGTTTATCCATCAAAACCTCTTATCTGTTGCGTCGTCTGGATAGCTAAAGATCTTGTTCTTAGCACCTTTTAGCACCCTCGACACAAACGCTTTGTCATATATTTTTTGTAATTCCTTGACCGAAAAATTCGTATTGATAATCGTCGTCTCTCTGTTATCCAAAATGTTAAAGAGAAAACTGTACTTCCAGTCACCAGTTGACCGCACACTATTTCCGGTCGTTGACTCTTTGCCTAAGTCGTCTAAGATCAAGTAGTCACATTCTGTCAGCAACTTAGTCATTCTCTCTTGACTGTACTTGCTATCTTTCTTATCAAAGTTATCTTTAAGCAACTGCATCAGCTTAGCGACCGACACAAAAATAACTGTGCGGGCTTGATTGTAGCTTTTAAATGTCTCGTTAATCTGCTTAGCAATCGCCATTGACAAGTGAGACTTACCAACACCAGTAGGCCCTTTTAAGACTGCGTTGCCTTCCATGCCTTTGACGTAATCTCTAGCTAGTCGTTTGCCGTAATTTAAAGCTTCTTGATCCGTTTGATTTTTTACTTCAAAATTATCAAATCTAGCTTTAGCAACTTCTTTTGATAAGATACTCTCGTTAAAAAATACTTGATATCCTCTGGCTAAGGTTGACTGATTTTGATATTCAACATCAACAGATTGCTTTTTCTCTTCGATGCCTTCCTGAGCACATGCCCAACAAACTTCCGCTTGTTTATTCTCTGGTTTTGTCCTTAAGTAAATAGGAGCGTCATGTCTATCGCAGATCTTTCCAGTATCGACGAGTAAACCTGAATTAACCATTCCTTTAAATGTCATAGTACTGCCTAATTTTTTAAAGTGTTCACTCATAACAACCTCCTAAAATCCGTAAAACTCATCAGGCTGTTTAAGATCTTCACGCTCCTTGTCAGTCATACCTGTTTGTTTCTTGCTTTCGAATTGTCGTTGTTCTTCTTCGACTTGGACTATGGTTCTAATGCCGTTTTGTCTCCATCCTCTTAAAATCCCATTTACATATCCAAATGACCGTTTTGCTGAGTTCGCTGCTTTGTCAATTGCTCTTTTAATAACCTCTGCTTCAAAAGTATCCTCGGTTAGATAATCCGATAGCTGTTCTAATTGATTCGGTGACAAAACACCAATCTCTTGTTGGTAATAATCAGAAATTTCTTTTAGCTGATTGGATGCAGAATTATTCTTCTCATCTACACTCTGCTTATCTAAGCTAATCTTATCTTCTTTAATCTTATCTATTCTATTCTGCGTATACATGTTGTCTACATTTTGTATACATTCTGTATACGACTTATTTTCTGCTACTGACAAACGACTGAATTCAGTTGTATAGATGGTTTTTTGATAGCGATCTTTTGGAATATAGTTGTGAATTTTCCAGTCTTTAATCACTATTACTCCACTTTCAAATGGTAAAATAAATCCCTGTTCCATTAGCAACCTCAAATCTCCGTCACTAGCTCCAATCATCCTTTTAATTTTCTTTGTGCTATCTACAAAGCCATCATCATCAGCATGCATATTTAGATGAAAATATAAGGCTTGAGAAGATAAAGGTAGATCTAAAAATTTATCGGAATCAGTGATTTTTAAATTAAACATTCTTTTTTGAGCCATTAAAGTCGTTCTCCTCCAATAAAAATTTGTTCGGTAGGAATAGAGACTTCTTTAACTTCAACATTGTCAAGCGCATATCTAATAAATTTCGCAACGGTCTTGCTAATAACTAAATCATTGTCGTTACAAAAACAAACCAATTCATCGTAAAGACTTCTTTCAATTCGAACCATGGGATTTTGTTTGTTATATTGTTTTATTTTTTCTTTCCTGTGTTCCATCTCTATCTCCCTTGCATTTGAATCACTGCACCATACCTTGATAGGTATTCTGGTGTGTCTACTGTATTCTTACTGTCTTCCACTGTATTTTCTGCATCTACTTTGCTTGGTGTTGTCACAATAAGATAAGCTAAGATAGCAACGACAATGAGTAAAATAAGATAACCAGTCGGGCTTAAGTTCAATTCTTGAATCATTTTGTCAATTCCTCCAATCGTTTATCGTAGCTTTCTAAAAAGAGATTTTTAAAATTGGTATAGAATTCTTGTGCTAATTTAATATCATGGTGTTCTAACTCATTGTTTTTTGTCACTCCGAAAATACGTAGAGTTAGTAGTCGTAAAGCATTATGGATTTCGTGTTCTGCAAAATTGTGATAATCAACATCACCAGTAATATCATTGACCCTTGGAACTTCTTTAAAAATAAACCTTACTGGATTGACGCTCCTGCTCACTTTTAGCTTTTCAACAATATCTGGATACTTCTCATTAATTGGTGTAATTTCTTTGTTATCATCAATCTTGACAGGACGAAAAACGCTCGTTAGATCAACTTTAATTCTCTTCTCAGCCATACGTTCTTTCACTAATTGGTCTAGTTCTTCTTCGGTTAATGTGTAAGTTTTAGTCATGTGTTGCCCTCTGATAAATCTTTGCTATAATTAAAATAAAAATTGGAGTAATAAAATGGTCGATTATCTTGCTTTATACACTGAATCTCTCAAGGCGATTTATCGCAATCATATTCGTACAGGTTCAGACTTGCTACAATATCTAATTGCTACTGATACAGGACGTCAAATTTACGATAATTACCCTTATAGAGATGTTGAAGAAATAATATTTTACAACCTCGACTGTCTCATCACTGACAATCTAGTTACTGGTATTGAACTTCCTCGGTTAGACAAAAGAATCTATGCCATAGATGGGTTAACCAATAAAGGATTTACATTTCTTCAAATACTAGAAAATCCTGAAACAAAAGAAAAAATCAAGTCTATCTGTATCAGCGATGGAATCAGTATTAACTCAAGAAATCTACATGATTTTATTTGGCATTATCTTTTGTAATCTCTCCAAAAGTCTTCCGTTCCCATTCTGCGACTTCTCTTATTTTTGTGTTATAAGTCTCTTGAACATTTGATTCGGGAACCCTTCTGTCATCAAATTCTGACGCTGCAAATGTGATTGTCACTTGTTTCTTAAATCTGCCTTGATTAGCTGTAACTGTTTGAGGCATTGCACCATTAAGGCGTACACCATCAATATAGACATTGAAATCTGTACAAGTAATTTTTGGTAGGCCAAACTCTTTATTTTCCATGTGTTCCTCCTGTTTTTGGGTACAATAAAAACCCTTATCTAAACGACAAGGGCGCAAAAATACCCTTGTCAGGTTGACTGAAAAGGGTACACATGATAATATATTTGTGTACCTGTTTTCAGGTCGGGGACTTGTTACACTATCGCTTTGGTCGGTTGAGAGTGTAGCAGGTCTGTTTTTATTGTAGGTCATCAACTGCTTTTCTAATAACCTCCGAGGTCGTAAGATTATTCCTTAATGAATAGTCTTTTATTTTTTGACTTTGTTCATCGTTGAACCTTATTGTCACTCGGAGATTTTTAGGGTCATTTGTTGGACGTCCTATTTTACGTTGATTGTCAGTCATTGTTCCTCCTTTCGTCTGACAAAACTATTATAACCTTTTTGTCAGACATAAGTCAACCCCTAAATCAAACTTTTTAAATATTTCTCAAGGTACCCTATTCAGTTTTCAAAGAACCATTTTGAGTACACAAAAAGCGCACTCTTTGTTTTGTGTGTTTGACAAATAAGAGTACGCTTTATATAATAAAAACGTGCTCGTATTTGTTATGAATATGGGTGCGTTCGGCACTGCGTAACTAATCGGATTGGCGTTTGAGTAGTTACGTGGTGTTTTTTTTATTTTACCGTGTCATCTAGTAGATCAATCGCTTTTACAATAGTATCAGCTTTAGAAATCCCCAGTGCTTCTGATAAATTAGTAATTTTATCAAACTCACCTTGAGTTAATCTAACAGCCATATGTCTAATGCGTTTGGTATCACCTTTGACAGGTCGCCCCATTTTTGCCAAATCTGTCACCTAAACAAATCAAGTAGCAGATTTATAATACTTAATACTAAGGCAATACTAGCAATAATCAATGATCGTTTTTCTTTATCCATTGTTATTCTGCCCGGAGCTATGCTATAATCAAAGTATACGAAACCACCGAGGGCTTTCGCCCTCAAGTCTCGTCCTAAGCTTATTCGAGGAACTCTTTAACCAATTTGATAAGTTCGATGATGACAATTATCAAACTTATCTTATCACTGGTTGAGAGTTTTTCTTTTCGCTTATCTTTTCGACTTCGCATAGCTCCACTTCCTTTCTGTTGGATTTGGTTAATTCCTTAACCATGATTTAATTATACATTATGTGTTGCGTTAAGTCAATACTTTTTGCGACACTTTTTTATTTTTCTTCCAACGCACCCATATTCAGTTTTCAAAGGACTATCTAAAACTTATTTATAAACCAACTGCTTCATCTAGCTTATCTAGCGTTGTTTTCGTAACCAATCCCCACTTGATCAACAGATCATATCGCTCTGCTTTGTCGTATAACTCATCAAATTCACGGTTCAAACGCTGGTTTTCATCACGTAGAAAATTGTTCTCATTGAGTAGTTCTTGTATATTCATCACGACCACCCACAAAGCTCACGTTTCTTCACGCCTTGACTAGCGAGATCAGCCATGTTTCGGTCATGCATAGCTTGCCAGCGAGCTTCACTTTCCTTGAGTGAGACTTTGTGTGTTGGTTGTTCTTGTTGCTGCTTAAATAGTTTGTTAAATAGTTTCATGTTAAATGTCCTTCCAATTTTCGTTAAACCACTCTCTGACAGCATCTCTTGGATAGCGTGTTTGCTTTCCTTTGCGCTCGATTTTGGGAAATCCGTTTAAACTCGTGATTCTAAGAAATTCTTCGTAATTCCCAACGCCAAGCATTTTTTGACATTGGCTGGCTTTGAGCATCAGTGGTAAAGTATTTTCGATATCAAGAAATTTAAATAATTCTTGTATGCCAGCTTTCAATTTATTCAAGATAGGGCCGACAATGGTTTCTGTCCACTCTTCCATAGCTAGCTCCTTTTTGGTATAATGTAGTAAAGTATTTTTGTCGAGCGCATGTTCCCGCATGTGCTTTTTTGTGTTCTCGCAAGCACCCGTGACTCTACCAATGCTGTTTCAAAAAGTTACGAATAATATTTGTAACTTTCCATCAGCTGACAAGCGATATTTATATGATCTGGACTCTTAGGATTTAAATAACTTATTGCTTTTGTCGCAAAATCATCAAATGCTTGTTCAGGATAATCATATTGAACTGGTTCGACCAGTTCTTTTTTTATTTTCCCGCTATATGGGTATCGTTTTGGTTTCATAATGTCCTTTCTAGTTTGGTATAATAGTAAATAAAACGAGGTAATTTTATGAAAATCACTGAAATTGACGTCCAAATGTGGACTTTATATGCAACTGTGGTAATTGCCATTTTAGGATTCATTTTCAATGCCATTTCCCTCTGGCAGACAAAGAAAGCTACCGAAGATATGGCTAAGCCCTATGTCAATTTCTATGTTGATGCTATTTCCGTCAAAGACCGACAACGTATTTTCGTTATAAAAAATTTTGGTAATTCACCAGCTTATATTCAAAAGATTGATGTCGACGGTGAGCTAGATGAATTCAACGAACGTTACAAATTTAAATCTCTGGTAGGTAATATGTTAGCTCCTGGCCAAAAGTTGACATCCTCTATCGAAAAATCCTATAAAGGAACAGTTAAAATTCACATTGAATATAAAGACCAACACGGCAAAGTTTACAAAGACACATTCACTTTAAGTCCACGCTTGACCGAAGATTTTCTTTACACTATTAACGAATCGAATAAAAACGACCAAGTGCCAACAGCTATTCGTCAATCAACAATGGCCCTTTTACGTGATTTGCGTTAAAATCCATTTCCGACATAAATTTTAATTTTTACCGTTTCCTTATCAGTTGTATTGATAAGGATTTTATTTTTAATATCAATTGCTTCATCAGCATTCTTGGCTGATGCTTCATAACGAATGATCGCTTCTTTCATAGTGTCCTCTCTAGCTTGTTTGTGTATGTTTAGCATAAATTCGTTCAGAAACGCTAATTGGCAAATCAAACTTATCTTTAACACTCATTAAATCAACAGTGTCATCTAGGATTGGCTCTCTAGCTACTAGCATTTCTGGTGTCATATCAGATTTCTTAAGCATTTTCTGATAACCAAATTTGGTTGATACTGCTTTATTAGTAATCGTGTTAGCCTTCATAAAGTCTTGACGTTTAGGCTCTTTGATCGCACCTTGCAAATTCTTCATAGCCTGCTTTTGATGCTCCTTGTCAAGCATTCGGAAAACTTCAAATCCCTCAAGACCGATAGATTGGCGAAGTTGTTTGATGGTTTCAAAGACCCAGTCTTGAAAATCCTCAGCTTCTTTCTTACGAGATTTGAATGCTAGGCGGTAAATGTTTTTTTCATCTAAGATTGAAACTTCTTGTTCACCACCATTCGTAAGGACCTTACTTTTAGTAACCCCCTTTAATGTGCTTATCGCTCTAGTTACTTGTTTCAAACCAAGGGCATCTGTCACATCTTTTGCAACTGCCCACCACTCGCCATTCCTGTCAACAAAGCGAATGTCATACCCGTTCCAGTTTTCAATTTTCAATAGGGTGGATTCCTTTCTTTTATACACTTGAAGTGTAGTTTTGTTTAAAAAAAATAATGTCGTCAAAATCAACATCTACAACTTGTGAAAATCTAAAAGCAGTCTCAACATCCATAGGTGTTTTATAATTTTCATAATTTTGATATGTCTGACGTACAACACCAAGCTTGTCGGCAATTTTCTCTTGACTATAACCTTTTTTAGCTCGTGCCATTTTTAACGTCATTTTCGTCATCCTACCACCTCCTTCCTGTGATATAATTAAAATAAAAATGAGACGAACTTTGGACAAAATTTCATCAATGCTTGTGTCGTTTAACAAGTTCTGATAACTCAGTAAGCTGTTTTTGAAACCAGATATCACTTTCTCTAAGGTGCTTTTCGAATAATTGGGTTGCATTAGTAATATGCCACTTCATCATTACGAACGATACCCCGAAAGATATAAAAGCCGATAGTAGAATAATTCCCATTCATTTTCTCCTTTTCACTCCCTTAGGGAGTTTTTTTATTTCAAAACTAACCAACCAATCAATCCTAAGATAATCAGACCGATTACCCAGCCACTATCAATTTTGATTGATAGTTTTTCTTTACCATCTTCCGATGTCTTATGATAATCATAAGACCCAAATAATAGCTTTTTAAGATTCATATTTTCCCTTTCTATATGTTATAATAACGATCGGCACTAACGACACCGCCTTAGCAAGGAGGTGAAACCGTTGGAATTACTTTTTACACTCATTCTTGCTCCGCTAGTGGTCAATTTTTTAACTAAATTGATCAGTGACTGGTTAGATAGCAAGCGAAGTAAACACTAGACGTTAGTGTTCTAACCCACAAAAAATCCCCTAGGTCCTGCCAGACTTAGGGGATTTGTGTTCCATTGGAACTACTTTTCACTTCCCCTAGAGTATATCACAAAAATGACTATAAAATCAAATGATAGTATCACAAAAAGTTTCTATTTCTTCCTGTTAATTAGTCGTCAATACATTAGTACCAGTCTTGAAAGAAAGTAACCACTATGATATAGTAAGCATAACCCCTTTAAGGGGTGGGGATTTTCACCCCCTATCCGATTACCTAGTAATCGAATATTTAATTTTTAGCCTAAACCAAAGAATGTGAATTTCGAACTCGACTTCTTTATGTTTAGGCTTTTTATTTTGCCTACTTTCCATCAGTGGCTACCTCCTTTCCTCGGTCATTTCCTTGACCTTGATTATATTATACTACACTTGAAGTGTAGTTGCAAGTATTTTTTTACAAAATGTTAAAATAATTTGCTTTTTTTACACTTCAAGTGTAGAATATATTATGAAATATATAGTAGAAAAAATGGAGGAGGCATATGGCTACCCTTGCTGAAAATATAAAAAAATATCGGAAAGCTAATAAGTTTACTCAAAAAAGTTTAGCCGAAGAATTAGGAATTGCTCCTACTGCTGTTTCAGCTTGGGAGCTCGGAAGAAATAAACCTTTAATGGATAATGTAGAACAAATGGCGTCTTTATTTAATATCTCTAAATCTCAGCTTTTAGGTGACGACCTTACTACTCTTTCCACCCCTTCTCCAAAAGTTCTCGAACTCGACCGCAAACTTCACGAACCTCGTCATGCTGAGTGGATTTCGCACGGTGAGCGTTTGTTAGAAGAACAGGAAGCAGAAAGCACTACTGTCAACGAACCCCTCTACGAATACAAGGTATTCGAAAAATTATCCGCAGGAACTGGTTTTACCTATTTCAACGATGGTAATTTTGACATTGTCTTCCACGATGAAAAGATGGATCACGACTTTGCTTCCTGGGTCTTTGGTGATTCCATGGAACCCACCTATTTAAACGGTGAGGTCGTTCTCATCAAACAAACAGGATTTGATTATGACGGCGCTATCTATGCTGTTGACTGGGACGGACAAACCTATATCAAAAAAGTCTACAAAGAAGAGACAGGCCTACGCCTCGTCTCCCTCAATAAAAAATACGCCGACAAGTTTGCCCCTTATGACGAAGACCCGCGTATCATCGGGAAAATTGTTGGGCACTTCCAACCAATGACGACATAAAAACCACAGTCAATGAAACCATGGTCATTGAGGAATATTTGAATTTAACATAAAAATTACTCAAAAGAGTTGACAGAATAAAAAGTAAAATATAAAATGAGGAATATAGAAAAAGAGCGCTGGTATCTCTACGGGGACCAGTACGGAGCAAAACCTTCTTCATTTTATAATGGAGGGGGTTTTCTTTTTTGAAAGAATTTAAATCATTGAGTGAGCAACTACAAATTCTAAAGGATCGCGGTCTAATCATTGATAACGAAGAGAAGGCTGAGTTGTATTTGCTTACTAACAATTACTACAATATCATTAATGGCTATGGCAAGTTTTTCTGTACTGAACCGAACATCTTTGAACCAGATGCTACTTTTGAAAAGATAGCTCAGTTATATTTTTATGACAAAGAGTTAAAGCACATTATCTTTTCTTCGATAATTGATGCGGAAAAACATTTGAAATCATCTACAGCACATAGATTCGCAGAGCGTTTTCAAAATCAGCCGTACGCTTATTTAAACACAACCAATTACAATAGCAATAAGATATTAGAAATATCATATATTATTTCAAAATTATCAAAAATTATAAACAAAAATAAGCGTTTTAGAAATAATACTATAAATCACTACGTTCATGCTCATAATGATGTTCCTATATGGGTTCTTGTAGATTATTTAGAATTCGGTGATTTATTAACTTTCTTGAGTAATTTGGATACAAGTCTACAAAACGATGTAGCAATGGATTTAGTTAGTTTTGTGCTAGACAATTTCCGATTAACATCACCATTTACCCCTGAAATTATGATAGGGTTGTTGAAAAATATTCGAGAACTTAGAAATGTATGTGCGCATAATAACAGACTAATAGGTTTCGAATGTAAAGCTGACTCCCCTTATTTTTCAGATTTACACACTCCATACAGTATTGCTGCAAATGACATACGTAGAAACGTATATTCAACTCTTATAAGTTTACAATGCTTTTTGAGTAAAACAGAATACGCAAAACTACATAATTCAATTAGAAAGAGAACAAACCAATTAGTAAATAAACTTGACCAAAACAAAGTTAATGATATCCTTGGTTATTTAGGTTTTCCTCAAGGTTGGGATTTACTACCAAAGCTAGAACAATAAAAAATCCCCACACTCTCCGCCGGCAAGCTTGAGTGTAGGGCCATCCGTACACTAAAGAAAGGCATTAAATGGCCCTCTTTATTGTACCCATTTTATCAAAAATTGAAGGGGTAAGCAATGGCATATTTTAGGAAACGAGCCAATGGTTGGGAATATCGCATCAGCTACAAAGACAATCTTGGCAAGTACCGCCAAAAGTCTAAAGGTGGCTTTAGAACAAAGTCTGAAGCTTCTCATGCTGCAAACCAAGCCGAGTTGGAAATAGCGCAAGGCATTTTAAAAGACGAACGAGTGACGTATGCAGACTATTTTTTAAAGTGGTGTGAGGTTTACAAAAAACCACATATTACTTATGCCACTTACCGAAAATACTTACATATCCACGATGTCATCGTAACGCATTTTGGTAATACAAAACTAGGTAATATGACTGCCTCTAAATATCAGTCTGTCGTCAATAACTTATCGGAAATCTATGTCTGGACGACCATAAAAACATTCCACTCCTATAACCGCCAAGTCGCTAAGCAGGCTATGCATGATGGTCTGATAACGAGGAATTTTACGGAATTGGCCAAACTCTCCTCAAAGGTCGAATCAAAAGAAAAAGAGCTTAAATTTTTACAAAGTGACGAGTACCAAATGTTAATAGCTGAAATGGCAGATACTGTCAAAAGACAGACACATTTTTGTATCTATCTCATTGCCACTACTGGACTACGATTTTCCGAAGCCTTAGGATTAACCATTGATGATATAGACTGCGATAATCTCATCATCAATGTTGATAAAACCTATAAAGTTTATAGCGGTGATATCGGTTGGCATCCGACGAAAAACAAACAGTCTGTACGACAAATACCTATCAACAAATCATTTGTCGATACATACCGCAAATACCTCGCTGAGGGCTATATACCAAACGAAGAGAACAGACTGATCATCAAATCCTCTAATACCGCCATTAACAAAGTGCTACGGAAACACCTCAATAAAAAATTTACCGCTCACGGTCTTAGGCATACATACGCTAGCTATCTGATCAACAACAATGTTGACTTGATGGTCGTCTCAAAAATTTTAGGTCACAAAAACTTAAACACAACTCTCAAAGTGTATGCTCACTTATTTGATACAAAAATTACCCAAGAATTTGAACAAACCAGACAAGCATTTGGGGCAAATTTGGGGCAAACAAAGAAAAAACCCTAATAAACGTAGGGTTTTCAAGCTGGTTATATACTCGTTATTAAGTATACAACTTTATGACTGATTTTTCAATTTTCACAATGTTTTTCTAGTCGTTTTCACTCAAAGACTTGATAGTAATCTGCAATGGTCAAACCAGCTTTTTCACTGGATGATCGATCTTGAATGATTTTCCCGTCCTTCATAACGATGAGACGATTCCCATATTTCAAGGCATCTTCCATTCGATGGGTGATCATGAGTGCTGTCAACTTGTCCTTTTGAACAAAGTCTTCAGTTAGGTTCATTAAGGACACGCTTGTTTTGGGATCCAGAGCTGCTGTATGTTCGTCTAGCAACAACAAATCCGGTCGTTTAATGGTCGCCATCAAGAGACTGAGCGCCTGACGTTGCCCACCAGATAGAAAACCCGTTGGGGTCTCCAAATGCTTTTCAATACCGTTCCCAACTTTCTCAATGAGGACTTGAAATTCTTCAGTAAAGTGGTGAATACGTCTAGGAACAAGGCCACGCTTTTCACCACGGTATTTAGCCACTAAGAGATTTTCAGCGACCGTCATGCGTGGTGCTGTTCCCATCTTAGGATCTTGGAAAACACGCGCTAAATACTTGGCCCGTTTCTCTGCGGTCAGATGGGTCACATCCTCACCTAAAATGAAAATCTTACCACTTGTCAGCATCAAGGTACCCGCAATAACATTGAATAGAGTTGATTTCCCTGCACCATTTCCTCCCAAAATAGTGATGAAATCATGCTCGTAAATCACCAAGTTAACAGCATCTAAAATCGTCTTGTAATCATTTGAGCCATTGTGCACCCGAACCGTTGCTTCTTGTAATTCCACTATTTTTTTCAT